GTGCGAAAGGCTGCTGCTCCAACTAACGCCAAAGCCGCAAGCCAGACCATAGGTGCGGGGCAGGATGGCGAAGTCACTGTGACTGCTGCCGTAAAAGGGGCTGCGGGGAATGACTTAGCTATAATAGTCAGCGATGCTGGGGCAGATGATTGCGCTATGACCGCCGACATTGCCGCAGGAGTGATAACGGTCACACTAGGCAAAACAGCCGCCGCCTTAGAACCTACAAAGAATACTGCTAGTTTGGTAGCCGCTGCTATTGATTCATTGACTGAAGTAACAGCTGTGGCATCTGGGACAGGCAACGACTCACTGGTAGCGGCAGAAGCAAGTCAAGACTTTGTTGGTGGGCAGGACGGAACGCCGGGCTATGAAGGCGAAATCGTAATGGACGCAAGCAGAATCTATCTTTGTACCGCTGATAATACGATTAATGATGCGAACTGGATAAGGTCCGATGCCCTGTTAACTTTTTAGGGAGGTAGCCTATGAAATATATCGTAATTAAAGCCTTCAATGATGGCCTAACCGGGTTTAAGGCTGTCGGTAGCTCCATCGAACTTGATGACTGGCGCGCCGCCAAACTTCGGCGCATGGGACTGATTGGCGGTAGGTATGAACAGCCGATACAGACAGCCGTGATAGTGGAACCGGAAATCCGCGAGGCAGTAATCAAGCCTGTCAAAAAATCGACCAAGGCAAAAAAATAAGGGGGTGGCATAATTGGCTATCCTGGACGATGTAAAGGTGGCTCTGCGGATAGCCGCAACCACAACTGATTTTGATGGAGAAATAAATGACCTGATCAGCGCAGCAATTGATGACCTTAAACTGGCTGGAGTAGCAGCAGACAAAGCAATAGACACAGACCCACTTATTAAGAGGGCCATAACGACCTATTGTAAAGCCCACTATGGCTATGACAACCCCGATGCTGAGAGGTTTTTACAGGCTTACTTGATGTTAAAGATGCACTTGTCATTGTCGGTTGACTATACTGAGGCGGCGGTGGTGAGCCCATGAGACATAATCAGATAATCAAACTAATCAACGTCATTATCACCGAAGATGCTATAGGCAACCAGATCGCTTCGACTACCGAGCGCACGGTCTACGCCAACGAATACTATGTCAGCCAAAGTGAGTTCTACAAGGCCGCAGTAGCCGACCTAAAGCCGGAGAAGCAGTTCGAATTGTATTCCTATGAGTACCAGGGCGAACCAAAGTTGGAGCATGACGGGAAAGTCTACAACATCATCCGCACTGAGAAGCGGGGCGACAAAACCCGACTGACCTGTGAACGTATCATAGCTGATGAGACTGGCAGTGCAAAGCTGGTAGACCATAAGTTGGTACAAGACCTCAAGACGTTGGTGGAGACTATCCTGGCTGACCCGGATGTGACCATAACGCCAGAGGATAAGGCGGCATATGAGGATGATCTGGCAAACGTATTTGTGGGGTGGTAGATATGGCTAACGTATCGGTAGACCAGTTGGCCGCGGAGATCGCCAAGGGCCTAGCTGAATATTCTCAGGATGTGGTCGAGAAGGTCAACGTATCGAGCGAGAAAGTCGGAAAAGCCGCAGTTAAGAAGCTCAAGAAAACAAGCCCCAGGCGGCCACCCCCAGTTGGCGGGAAATATGCAAAGTCCTGGACCATGAAAACCGAACCAGAAGTAGGCCAGCCGCACAAGCGAATTGTCCACGTTAAAGCCCCACACTACCGGCTGGCGCACCTGCTGGAATACGGCCATGCCAAAGTAGGCGGCGGCCGGGTAGAGGGAATACCACACATCCGGCCGGCTGAGGAAGAAGTGATCCGGGAATTTACCCGTGAGGTAGAGGAGGCGATAAAACGTGGATGAGGCGACACTGTTCACGCTGCTCAAAACAATCAACCTGCCGGTGGCCTACCATCACTTCACGTCGCCGCCGAGCCCGCCCTATATGGTTTACCTGTTCAGCTATAACACCAACTTCGGCGCCGACAATAAAGTTTATG